TTTGCTCGTACACAATGGCTGGAAAGAATAAGTTCGATGACGTGCCGGATGCGACCGCAATGCTCTCGGATTTTATCCAAAGTTTTTCGCAGTCTCGCGTGGAGATCGTTCCGAGGCTGTGGTGACTGCTCCGAGGCTGACTGCTTCGATCTGGCCAAATTAAAACCGCAAAATATGTCCAAATAAAAACCACAAAATATAGTATCAGCATATTGACAAATGCACAAAATATGGTATAATGCTATCGGAGAAATCCACCTTAGCTTATTTTGGCGCTAAGTTGCGCAGACCGAAAGGTTTGGCAGCTTGGCGCTTTTTTGTTAGGTGGATTTTGGGGAGGCGGCTGCGATAGACAGCGGCTCCAATAGATTTTGATTTTTGTCGAATGCTGTCAGGAATTGTTTTGAAGACTCGCACAGGAGGGTGGTGAAACAGTGGCGACTCAGAGCACGGCGCGGAGCATGTATGGCCGGAAGCAGATATTTACGAGCGAGGCTGTCATTGACCGCAGCAATGTGATTGATGTGCTGAACGAGGCCCTGAAGATCCACGCTCAGAACCGCGAGGACGAGGTGTATCTGGAGAACTACGTCCGTGGCAGACAGCCGATTCTTGACCGGGTCAAGGCGTATCGCGATGAGATTAACAACAAGATTGTGGTCAACATTGCGAACCAGATTGTGACGTTCAAGACGGCGGAGTTCGCGGGAGAGCCGATCCAGTATATCACGCGCGGCGGCGGAGAAGACGTGCCCGACAAGGTGACGCAGCTCAATTCCATGATGCTGTCGGAAGGCAAGCAAAGCAAGGACATGGAGCTGGCATACAACATCTTCACCTATGGCGTTGGGTACAGGCTGACGGTGCATGACCCGGACACAACGGAGGACGAGGAAGAGCTGTTCGATGAAGCTCCGTTTGAGATGTTCATTCCTGACCCGAAGAACACATTTGTGGTCAGGCTGTACGACGTCTCCAAGCGCGTTGTGATGGGTGTCACCTATGTGTACACGGACAGCAGGGAAAATCGTGTCCGCTTCACAGTGTATACGCCGAACGAGACGTTCACCATCGAGGGCACAGCATCCCGCGCTGAAAAGATCGTGGACAACGTGAAGCACAACTTTGGGCTGGTCAGCCTGGTGGAATACCCGTGTAATCCGCTGTATATGGGCGCTTTTGAGGCGGTTCTGCCGCTGCTGGACGCGATAAACACCACGCAGAGCAACCGACTGGACGGCATTGAGCAGTTTATCCAGGCGATCATGGTCTTTGAGGGCGTGGACATCACCGCCGACCAGATCATGGAGCTGAAGGAGATGGGAGCGCTGAAGCTTCCTCCCGCATCGGATGGCCGCGCAAGCCGTGTCTACTACCTGAACGAGCAGCTGGATCAGAGCCAGACGCAGACGCTTGTAAACGACATGTACCAGACGATCCTCCAGATTGTCGGCATGCCGAGCCAGGGCGACGGAAGCACTTCCGACAGCTCCAACAACGGTGCCGTGATCATGCGGAACGGCTGGTGGAATGCTGAGGCCCGCTCCCTTGAGACCGAGGGCATGTGGAAGGCATCTGAGACGGAATTCCTCAAGATTGTCCTCAAGATTTGCCGGGATACCAACGAGCTAGGCGATCTGATGGTCTCCAACGTTGAGCCGAAGTTTGGTCGGCGCAGCTATGAAGATCTCTTGGTCAAGACGCAGTCCTTCAGCACACTGCGCTCCGCTGGGTGCCCGTCCATCCAGGCGTTCAAGTTCAGCAAACTGTCCAAAGATCCCGAGAGCGACGCAAAGCAGTTCGACGACTATCAGGAAGAGCAGGCGGCGAAACTTGACGCGCTGGCAGGCGTCGGTGCTGGTGGCGCTGGTGATGACGGAAGCAGCGGAGGCGGTAGTTCCGCTTCCCTTGCGTCGGCATCGTCCAGCAGCACATCCGCGACGGTTGAAGGCTCCGGCCACCCGCAAAACTCGATTGGTGTCTGCCCGATTTGTCACCGCTCGTTCAAGAAGACGGCCAACAACCAGAAGTATGACCGCGCTGAGTGCCGCGAGAAAGCCAAGAACGCCAATAAGGAAGCCGGTGGCAACCTGTGACGGATCTCTACGCGATGGCTGACCGGGCGATCAAATCCATGAACCGGGAGAACCTGAAGGCGTTTGGTCGGCTGAAGCTTGCGAGGTGGGACGAGATCAACGTGGTTCGGGCGGTCGGCACAGTGTATGACGAGTCGGCTGCGCTGGCCCGGAAACGTTATCTGGAGATCGCGAAGGACGCCTACATCCGCGCTATGGTGGAGACCGGGAAGACCCGGAAAGAAGCCGAGAGAGACGCCTGGGAAGACATCACGATGCTGTGGCTGCTTGGGCTGCTGGAAGCCCCGGATCCAGTTACGCTTTACATCTTCACGGAAGAGACGGAACGAAAAAAGCAGCGGCTGGTCGAGGCGTTGTCTGCGGCCCACAACAAGAATGCTGAGATCGACAAAGCATTGCGCTACTGGACAAAACAGGTTGGGCAGTACGCCATCAACGTGACAGACGATGCGCGGCTGGATGCTTTCAGATCGGCTGGAGTGGAGCGTGTCATGTGGAACACGAACCTTGACGGGCGCGAATGCGAAAGGTGCAAAGCGCTGAACGGCAAGGTGTTCGACATCGACAAGGTTCCGCCAAAGCAGCATTATGGAGACCGATGCTGGCTTACTCCAGTACTTGCTTAACAACAATGTTTCCCGCGAGAGCGGTTTACATCGTCGCAGAGAAGTGACGTAAAACAATTCGCAACAAAGTGGCGGAGATGCCACTCAAATAAAGCGCAAAGGAGAAACACTATGACTGACATCGAGAACACCGTTGGTACTGAAACTACCGAGACCGAAACCGAAGTAACCGAAACGACCGCGACGGAAGTAAACGACAGCGCTGAGATTGCCAAGCTGAAGGCCGAAATGGCGCGACAGAAGGCCGCACTGGACAAGGCGACCAAGGAAGCCGCCGAAAACAAGCGTCTTCTGCGTGCAAAGCAGACTGCGGAAGAAGCCGCTGCTGAAGCAGAAAAAGAGCGGCAAGAGGCAATCGAAAAGGAACTGAACGAGCTGCGCAAGGAACGCGCCGTCGCTCAGGTCAGCAAGCATGTTTTCACTTTCGTTCAGGACGAAAAGGCCGCGACAAACATTGCGGAGCACCTATACGGTGCTGAAGATGCCGACGCCGTTGTGGACGCGTTCAGCAAAGCCTGGGCGGCTCGTGAAAAAGCATTGAAACTGGAATACGGCAAGGTTCCCGCTCCCGGTGCCGGAAGCCCCGACGGTACTCCGATGACAAAAGACCAGATCATGGCGATCAAGGATTACGCCGAACGGCAAAAAGCCATTTCGGAGCACATCAATCTATTCAGATGAAAGGAATGATGAAACGTGCCTGCTATCACTAACACTACCACCACTTCCCAGTTTACTGGCGTTTCCATCAAGGAAATCGACTTTATTGAGCGCTTTCAGTCCAACTGGAATGCCCTGATCGAGATCCTTGGCATTATGCGCCCCATCCGCAAGGCTCCCGGCACCAAGCTGGTGTCCAGCCGCGCGAGCATTACGCTTCAGAACGGAACCGTTGAAGAAGGTGCAGAAGTGCCGCTGTCCCTGGCGACCGTCGTGCCTGTGGCCTATGAAGACCTGGCTCTTCTGAAGTACCGCAAGGCCGTGACCGCCGAGGCTGTAACGAAGTACGGCGCTGCCATCGCTGTGCAGAAGACCGACGACGCCCTGCTGAACGAGCTTCAGGGCAACGTGCTGGATGATTTCTACACCTTCGCGCAGAGCGGCACCCTGACTGCCGCCTACACCACCTTCCAGATGGCCGTGTCCATGGCTGTGTCCCTGGTCAAGGACAAGTTCAAGAAGATGCGCCGCGACTATTCCAACATCGTGGCCTTTGTGAACACCCTGGATGTCGGTGAGTATCTGGGCGGCGCTAGCATTTCTCTTCAGACCATGAACGGCATCGAGTATCTGAAGAACTTCCTGGGCGCTGAGACCTGCATCGTAACCTCCGAGATTCCTCGCGGTCATGTGCTGGCCATCCCCGCTGACAACATCGTTCTGTACTACATCGATCCTTCCGATGCCGATTATAAGGAGCTGGGCCTGGATTACACCACCGGCAACGGCGAGACCAACCTGATCGGCATCCACAAGGAAGGCAACTATGGCCGCGTGATGGGCGAGACTCACGCCCTGATGGGCATGAAGCTGTGGGCCGAATACATCGACGGCATGGCCAACGTGGACATCGGCACCGAGTCCTTCACTGCGGTGTCCAGCCCCGCCTCTGGCGCGAACCCCTCTGCTCTGAAGTATTACGAGAAGGATGCTTCCAATAACTACTTCCGTAGCACTGATACCGAGGTCGTTTCCGGTAAGACCTATTACACCCGCACTGTGACCCCCGCTGCTTAATGTGGGGTGAGTAAGGATGTACAAAGTCATTTCTGCGTTTGCTGACTTGCAGGATGGCAACCATGTTTACGCCATTGGGGATGCGTACCCGCGTGAAGGCTATACGCCGGACGAAAAGAGGGTCTTGTCCCTCTCCACTGGCGATAACAACCTAAGGAAGCCGCTGATCTGCGAGGTAAAGGAAGCGCCGAAACCGCGCAGGAAAAAGTCTGAAGAGTAAAAGGAGGGAAGCAGGATGGAAGATTCGGAAAAAATGCTGGAACTCAGGGTTATCACCGAGGCAGACGACGATGATTCTGTCCTGCTTTTCTACCTTGACCAGGCCAAGCACGCGATCCTGAACCGCCTGTATCCGTACATCAATGACGACGAAGAGTTTGATGCGCTGGAGGTTCCGAGGTGCCACGAGCAGAGGCAGATACGGATTGCCGCATACCTTCTGAACAAGCGTGGTGCGGAGGGCGAGATCCAGCACATTGAAAACGGCATCCACCGCAACTACAAGTACGCGGATGTGCCGGACGATCTCCTGCGGGATGTGTTCCCGTATATCGGCATTCCGAGGTGACGGCGCATGAAGCTTCAGAGAAGGAACACCGTGCCGTTCCTGTACAGGCCGGTGATCGATCAGGAAGAGCGGCTGCTGAACGGGATGCACACGGGAAATTATGACCCGGTTTACGGCGATCCTGTGCAGTATCGCGGAAACATCTCGGTGCCATCCGGATTTGCAACAGACAACCTGTTCGGCGTGAACACGCAGTACACGCACGTTCTGGTGATGGACAAGCCCGACACGGACATTGCGGAGAGCGGCCTGATCGAGTGGAACGGCGATAAGTACGACGTGGAGGCTGTTCGCAAAAGCATGAACGTGCTGTCGGTCGCGCTGAAGAAACGGACAGCCAACCACGCTGCGGACGGTGAGTGACGGTGCGGAAGATATCGTTTGAGCTGAGTGCTGCATCGATAGACCGGGCGATCCGGGAGGTTGAGCAGTACAGGGTGGATCTTCAGAATGCCTGTCAGGCGCTGGCTGCAAGGCTTACGGACGAAGGCGTGCAGATAGCCAAGATGTACGTGATGGCGTACCCGGCTATTGATACTGGCGAGTTGCTGAACAGCATCAACGGCGTTTATAACGCAAGCAGTCATGTTGGCATTGTAAAGGCGGACGCTGTTTACGCAATCTATGTCGAATACGGCACAGGCGTTCGTGGCGGTGATAATCCTCATCCGCTTGGCAATGGCAATTACCGGAGTACCGGATGGTATTACTACAACGAACGGGAGGGAAAAGTAAAATGGACGCTCGGCATGCCGTCGAGGCCGTTTATGTACGATACCTTCCGCGAGTTGCAGAGAGTATGGCCATCCATCGCCGCAAACGTAATGAGCAATCTATAACAGGAGGTGGCGCATTTGATCGACGTTGAAGCGGATGTTTTCAACTATGTCTATCCAGATGTGGCACCTCTTGTGCCGGATGGCTGTTTTAAGAGCATGTACGTTCCGAACCCGCCGAAATTCCCGTTCGCAACGCTGATGGAGATGGACAACATCACCGACAAGGCCAACCGCAGCAGCGCAATGGACGAGGAATACGCGATTATCACCTATGAGGCAAACGTTTATGCCATGGACAAATTCGCTTGCCGCAATGTGATGAACGCGCTTGATACCGCGATGACGAGGCTTGGCTTTGCGAGGCTGTCCATGCAGTTTGTACCGAATCTGGCCGACAGTACGCTATTCCGGTACACGGCGCGATATCAGGCCACATCGGACAAGAACAAAGTTATTTACAGAAAGTCATGATGCTTCCGCTGAAAGCAGATTGACAATAGTTTAACAAGAAAGGAATGAGAGCAAATGCCTACTGCTGATACTGGTGTTGCTATTTCCACCTACCAGACTTACCTGATGGTCAAGACGACCAGCGATGGCTCCTACACGAAGGTAATTGACATCAAGGACTATCCTGACATGATCGGTAGCCCGAACATGCTGGACGCCACCACGCTGTCCCACGGCCAGCAGATTCAGATTCCCGGCATCCGTCAGGTTGGCGACGGCTTCCAGTTTACCGCGAACTATACCGTTGCAAACTATCAGGCCGTAAAGACGCTGGAGGGTCATCAGTACGAGTACGCCCTGTGGCTTGGCGGCACTACCGCTGGCGTTCCCGATGGTCACAACGGCAAGTTCTCCTGGACTGGCGACGTCCGTGCGGGCTTCCCCGGCAAAGGCGTTGACGAGGTTCAGGATATGACCATTACCGCTACGCCCAGCGTGGACGTTGTGTGGAGCGACGGACAGACCTGATAAGCAATGAAACGAAAAAAGCAAGATATTAAGGAAACGAAGGGAGAAAAACCTCGCATGGCAAAGCAGATCGTATTGAAGGACGCGCTGGGCAACAAGTACACCCTGGAATTTGACCGGGATTCGGTGAAGAGGATGATCCGCAAGGGCTTTGTTCTGGATACCGAACCGAGTCATCTGCTGGTGCTGGCCGAGGATCTGGTCACCGGCGCTTTCCAGATGCATCACAAGAAGATGGACTGGGAGCACATCGAGCCGATCTTTATGGCGCAGACGCAGCGCACTGAACTGCTGAAGAAGCTGGCCGAAATGTACATGGAGCCTGCTGAAACCCTGCTGGGCAGCGGCGACGAGGACACCACGGAAGAAAACCCTACGTGGGAGGTTGTGGAGTAACAGAAACTCCGCAAAAGCTTCTGTCAATAGACGAGCTGTTTGACAGAGCGTTTCCTGAGTATCTTGCGATGGGCATGACCTACGAGCAGTTTTGGAAACAGGATTGCTCGTTGGTCATTGCCTACCGCAAGGCGTACAAGATTCGGCAAGAGGAAATTAACCGAAACGCATGGCTGCAAGGGCTTTACATATTTAAGGCATTGCAAACAGCGCCGGTGACGGTAAACGGATTTGCGCCGAAAGGGTATACGCCGGAGCCGTATCCAAATAAGCCATTTGATTTTGCGCCGAAAAAGGAAAAAACGGCGCAGGAGAAGGCGGACGAAGAGGCCCAGGCCAGGGCTGAGCGCATCAAGGCTGGCGTGATGAGCTTTATGAAGGCCAGAGATGCGCAAAAGCACGAAGCGGAGCTGAAAGCGCTGCTGGAAGACGAGAAGGAAGGAGTGAGCAAGGATGTCTGAACTTGGATTGCAGCTTGAAATCCGGGATAATTCGGAACAGGCTGCGAAGGGATTGCAAAGCCTTGCCACGCATCTGGATGCTGTAAAGAAAGCCCTGTCTGGTGGGCTGAACTTTGAAGGTATAGCCAAACAGGTAAAGACCTTTACAGCAGCGATAACAGATTCCGTCCCGCAGGAAAGCATTGACCGTATCAATGGCCTTGCCAAAGCCATGGAGCGCATAAGCTCTGCCGGTGCTGTAAAAATAAAGCTTCCAGACGCCGGGGCTGAATCTTCTGGAATAGAAAACTTTGAGAACAACGTAAAAAGCGCTGCAAGCGCTGCTGAAAGCAGCCTGGATCATGTAGCGCAAAGTGCAAGCGATGTAGCAGACACAATTGCGCAGGCTGGCAATGCGGCGAAGGCGTTAGACTCCGGCATTATCAATGCCGAAGAAGCGCTTGGAAGCGTCAGCACAAGCGGCATAGAGCAGTTATCATCAGAGATCGTGGAGAACATGTCCAAGCTTGATTTGCTTGGAATGAAGTATGACTCGATCAAAGCCAAGATTGAGGAGAAAATCAACGCCGGGAAAATAAACGATCCGCAGATTGCTACCTGGGGACTGCAATTGCAGAGCGTTGCTGCGCAAATAGAAAAGGAAAAAGACAGGATTGCAAAGGCGCAGGCAGAAGAAGCCGCAGCGGTATCAAGGGCAAAGGCTGAAGAAGAAGCGGAAATGCAAAGAATGGCGCATGCGCTTGAAGAAGTGCAAAGAGCCGTTGAGCAGGCCGAATTGGAAGACTTGCACAGGGGCGCGTCAAAAACCGCAGAAGAGTTTGCAAACGCTACCACCAGCGTAGAAGAACTTAAAAGAGCGCTCGATGAACTGAACAACCGCATGGATACCGCAAGGGGCAACGGAACCCTTGGCAAAGAACAGGAAACAGTATTCAAGGCGTGGATCGAGCAGCTTACAAACCGCTATAACGAGCTGAAGCAGCCCGCCACGCAAACAGCGCAAGGGATAGAAGATGTGGCTCAATCCGCCGCGAGAAGCGCAGGCTCAGTAAAGAAGGCAGCCGAAGCCCACGGTTCTTTGCTTGCCGTAGTGAGAAAACTTGGCAGCGGCACACTGAAAGCCGTCAGTTCCGGCATCCGGGCAACTGTATCCGGTATCCAAAAGTCGGTATCCGCTTTCAAGGATTTCCGCGACAGGATCAGCCTGAGCAATACTGCGCTGGGGCATCTGTTCAGCTCCATACAGCGCATTGCGTTTTATCGGTTGATCCGCGCCGGGCTGAAGATGGTGACCCAGGGAGTGCAGGAGGGCATTGAAAACCTGTACCGGTGGAGCGATGCCATGAACGGCAGTTTTGCCGCGTCCATGGATACGGGAGCCAGCGCGTCGCTGAAGTTTAAGAACAGTATTGGCGCAATGCTGGGGCCTGCCATTGAAGCGGTGATCCCGCTGCTGGTGCAGTTGGCGAACATTGCCATCCAGGCTGCGAATGCCATTAACCAGTTTGTGTCCGTGCTGTTTGGCCGCGCAACCTGGACAAGGGCAAAGGATGTGGCCGTAAAATCCAGCAACGCCCTGAGCGGGGCAGGCAAGGCCGCAAAGAAAGCGGACGACGAAATCAAGGGCCTGCTTGCGGACTGGGATGAATTGAACATCATCCAGCAGGAAAGCAACAAGGATCCTTCCGGCGGTTCCGGTGGCGGCGGCGCTGGCGGTGCGGCGATCAGCGATATGTTTGAGCAGGTGCCCATCACAGATAACTGGTGGACAGACCTGGCCCAGCAGATCAAGGATGCCATCAACGCTGGCGACTGGCGCGGTGCGGGCCGAATTCTGGCGAATAAGCTGAACGAAGTTCTGGACAGGGCGAAGCCGAAAGAGTGGGCCTATAAACTGCGCGAGGCGATCTATAACGGCCTTGAAATGATCAACGGGTTCCTTGAAAAGTTTGAGTTCTACAACCTGGGCGCTAAGATCGGTCAGTTCCTCTCCGGCCTGTTTGACGAGAACGGCAAGGATGTCTGGTCTGATATCGGCGAGATGTTCCGCAGATGGTGGATCGGAAAGATGGAGATTCTGCGCGGGATCGTGGAAACTCCAAACCTTTTTGAGGATATTGGCAAGTCCATTTCAAAGGCTATTACTGAACTCTTTAACTTTACGGAAAAGGACATCAGCGACGCTGCGGCTGCGATAGGCGGGCTTGTAAAGGGCGCTGCAACCTCTGCGTATACATTCTTTTCTCAAACAGACTTTGAGAATATCGGCGAAAAGGTTGGATTCTACCTTAAAAGCATCTTTGGCAAGGGCGGAACAATCGGCTGGGCTGAAATAGGAAGGGCGCTCAGGGAAGGAATTGTTTCTGCTTTCGATTTTATTTCCGGCGTGTTCTCTGGAGACGGAAACTTCAACCTTAAAAAGATACGGAAAGAGCTTTCAACCAGCATTCTTCCGCGAAACCTTGACGAAATGGTTGGAGATTCCTACCCGACCGGCGAGGGCTTGTTCACCAGTATCGGGAGCGGTATTGCGGAGCTTGTTAATTCCTTCTTTGACTTTACGCCTGAGCAAAAGAAGAAAATGGTTGATACGCTCAACAGTACAGTAAGGGATGCTTTTAACGGGATCGAACGGTTCTTTACTGATACTGACTGGGATAAAATTGGGCAAGATATCCAGTATTGGATTGAGAATCTCGACTATGAGGGCATCGCAAACGCTTTCTGGAATGCTCTGAAAGCTGCATTTGAAGCGGGCGGTACAATTCTCGACTATATTATGCTTGGTATTCATAATGCACTTGCGAAGGAGATGCGCGAGTTTAGCGTGTTTGGAATCCATCCATTTGGCGACACTCCGCTGTTTGGCGATGTGAAGGCATACAACCAATGGATGGGGCAAGGTTTCCTTGGCATTGGTGGCGGTAACGGTTCGCTGAAAAACATGGTTCTTGGAGAGGATGGGCGGTATTATTCTCAGGAGTACATGCAGTCCATGCAGCAGGTTGAGGAACAGGCCAGCAACGTATCAAGCGCTCTTCAGGAAACAAGCCAAGCGTCTTCCGCTTCTCAGCAGTCCATTGCGGCGGTCGGTGAGAGCGCAGAGTCCGCAACAGAGCATCTATCAGACATGGCAGCAGCAACGGAAGAGGCAAACGCAAAAGCGAAGTGGCTCCGGGATAAAGTCGAGGGATTCTTTGGATTGTCTACGCCGGAACTGAGCGATGATTATTATAAATTCCTTGCTGCGTACAGCGAAACGCTTGACATGACGTGGGACGAATTGCTTGACGCTTATAGCAGAACCTATGAGCAGGGGAAGCAGTCCACAGAGTTCTGGCCGGAATGGATGCGCAGTTGGCTTGAATCGTCTAACAGCGAGATGGCTTCTGCGGTTGCGGACGGAGTGCAGAACGCTGCGGAGGAAGCCGCAGAGACCATGCCCGAAATCTCCGTCCCAGCTGCCGTCACCGTAGACCCGTATGTGGAAGACACGACCGCCGAAGAACTCACCACATCCTTCACATACGAGGCGGCGAACGGCGAACAGGTGACGGTGGAAGTTCCGATTAGCCCCGTCGCAGACCTGCAAAACATGGATCTTACCACCCTGTCCAACGAACTGGACGGCGTGAACTGGTCGAACCTGTTTGCGAATGTGACTGCCAACGGCGGGAATGCGGACGCGCTGGCGAACGAAATATTCAATTCCATTATTCTACCGGCTGTGCAATCTGCAATCGACAATGCGGGTCTGAACGACTACCACGCAGCTGATGTAAAGGATGTTGTTGCCAGCACAATGAACAAAATGGCGGCTGGCCAGAAAGCGGTGTTCGACCTCGAGGGCCTGATTAACACAAACGTTCTCCAGCAGGCTGAGGAAGAGATGGCCAACGCCGCAACGGTTGTTTCCGACTCCGGCGATCAGATCACGGTGACCATGGGAGCCATTCAGGACGCATCTGGCGATACGGAAGTATCCTTCCTGGATATGATGCAGACCATGGAGCAGTCCATCCCGGTGCCGGACAACTCTGGGGCGCTCAACTCCCTGGACGCGATTGGCGATGCGGCAGATTACAACGCACG